GTCACGCTTTCAAATATCGACCGGGTTGCTATTCAAGCAGATAGGTCTGTCTACATCGAGCTTGTCGATACCGGCACAAAGATACACGCCGATGACGGCAAGGTGTCTATATCGTGTGTTCACAATACCGATGACACTTTGTTTCTTTACACAACTTCTGGCACATCTTCATACACGGTGGCTTTCCACGGGTCATGAACACAGGCATCCTCGACACAAAAGCTGTGATTCAGCGTCCAGTTGAGGCTCGCAATAGCCTTGGCGAATACACGCTGTCGTGGACTGACTGGGCTACAAGATATATTGCGTTGATTCCGCTGTCAGGCATTGAGGCGATAAACGCAATGGCCCTCGAAGCCGTTGTGACGCATCGTGTGCGGATGCGATACACAGAGGGACTGCAGCCGAAATACCGCATTGTGTCAGAAGGTAGAACTTTTGAGATACTGAGCGTTCTTGAGCGTGGCCGTCGAGTCGAGCACGAGCTTCTCGTGACTGAGGTTGTGGATGGCTAAATCGACCATCAATATCCTCGTTGACAGGAACGATCTGCAAGACACGATGCGGCGTTTTCGTGCTTTGAACTTTACACTTCAGAAGAAGTACATTACCCCTGCTGTTCGCGATGCTGTCAAGCCAAAACTTGCTTCTCTGAAGAACGCAACGCCAAGGAACAGCGGAGGATTGTCGCGTGCAACTGGTGTTGAGGTTCAGCCTCCGAAAAAAAAGGGCGACCCAAACAAATACGGCATCAAGGTTCTTGCTCGCATTGGATACCTAAGGGGCAAAGACCCAAAAGGTGGAAAGCGTGTCAAGAAGGGATATCACGCACATCTTGTCGAGAGTGGTGTTGCTAGGCAGCCGTTTCGTGGCAAGCCTTATGCGATCCCTTGGGCAAGCAACAGGAAGTATCAATATCTGGCCCCGCTTCGACAGAGGAAGGTGCCTGTTGTACTTTTGTGGGCAAAGAACGCTGTTCGCGGTCAAGGCTTTTTCGATTCTTGGTGGACAAAAAACTCTCGCGGTGTCATTCGTGATTTGAAGAAGAATCTGAAAAGAAATCTCGACAAGGCTATTGCGGAAAACACACGCGCAGCAGCAAAGCGCGGGTAGCGTTCACAAGGGTAGGCTTGCAATGCTCCATATTGATGAAGCTCTCGTTGGCATGCTTTCTGCCGCACCAGAGGTCGCCCTTCTGGTTAGCCATAGAATCTATGCTTCTCAAGCGCCGCAGGGTGGGCCTTTGCCAGCAATCGTCTATTCAAGGGAAAACAACAATCGCAATCAGTTCATCGGCCTCGATAGTTCTGCTGCATTTGCGAGGGCGACATACAGCCTGTCTGCACTTGCAGAGACGTTTCTTGAGAGTCGCAATCTCGCACGCGCGATCAGACGAAACTTAGAATACAAAAAGACCACTGATATCAGATTGGTCAGGGTCACAGACGAAACCGATGTAATCGAAAACCCAGCATCTGGTGATCAGATGCCTGTTTACCGCACAGATTTGACTCTGGAAATTACACACGTTGAACCGTAACGCGCAAGGAGGCGTGACATGGCTCGTGACATTGCTGATGGTGCTACCGTATCGTTTGGCTCAGTTTTCTCTTCTTTGAATCTCGCAAGCATCTCGCATTCTGGCGTAAGCCGCAATACGGTTGACGCCTCGCATCTTGGAACATCTGGCGGCAAGGAATTCCTTGCATCCAGCATGTATGATCCAGGCGAGATTTCTTGCGAAGTGCATTTTGATCCTTCGTTGAAGTCCACGATCATGTCGGCGCTTACGAACGATAGCACTGCGCAGGCTTTGACGATCACATATCCAAACGGTGGAACTTCGACAACCGCTTGGAGTGCGTATGGATTCCTTACTGGCTTTGAAGTCACAGCCAGCAAGGAAGAGCTTATGACTGCAACTGCTACTGTGAAGTTGTCTGGAAGTATTGGTTAATTTTAGGAGGGCGCAATGGCACTTACCAGAGATCAGATTAAGGCAAAGCGCGGCGTGATGCCGCGCGAGCCTCTTGTTGTTCCAGAGCTTGGCGAAGAGCCTATCTACATCAGCAAGCTAAGTGCTGCTGGCAGAGACAGGTTCGATCAAATGGTGACTGGTGGTCGCGTTGGAGGCATTGATCTTTCAAACATCAGAGCAAAGTTTCTGACTCTCGTTTGCACCGACGAGAAAGGAAATCGTTTGTTTGAAGAATCTGATGCCGAGTGGCTTGGCGAACTTGACACTGATGTCGTGCAAGCGATTGCCTCTAAGGGGTTTGCATTGAATGGCATCAATGTTGATGCTGTAGAGGAATCGATAAAAAACTAGAAAGCCAGCCGACTAGGAGATTTCTCTTTCGGCTGGCTCTTTCGCTTGGTGAATGGAATGTCGATTCGTTGGCCGAGTTGATGCCTGTCGATCTTCTTTATGAGTGGATGGCTTTTTATCAGCTAGAACCGTTTGGCGACGAGTGGCTGCGGCATGCTGTTCAGACATGCCAATTTTACAACGCTCATAGAGGAAAGTCTCAAGCAATCAAGAAGCCATCTGATTTCATGCCGGTAGAGCAAAGACCGCAGACTCCAGAACAGATGCATAGAATCCTGCAGGGTATCCCGCGAGGCACATGATGGCAGGAATGTTCAGTAAAGTCAGCGTTGCGATCACTGCATCGACAGGTGGCCTCGCGAGAAGTTTAAGCACGGCAACAAGCCTTATTGCAAAATTTGGCCGCATTGCTTCTGCTCCAATCAGAATCCCGCTTGGCATTGGGTTTCTGGCTGCAGCGAAAGCTGTTGAAATTACATATGCCGCTGTCAGGAAGTTTGGCGCTGCCGTCAATTTTGCGGTGCAGCAGGCTGCATCGCTTACTGAGCAGCAGAATCGCGTTGACAAGGTTTTTGGTGAATCAGCAAAGTCTGTAAGGGTATTTGCAAAAAGCGCGAGTGCTATTGGGTTTGCAGAAACGCAAGCGTTGGCTGCGACCGGCACTTTCGGCACGCTGTTCAACAATATCGGCCTGACTGAGCAACAGTCAGCATCAATGTCGATGGAGCTTACTAAGCTCACATCTGACATGGCTTCTTTTAACGAAGTCAGGGTTGACGATGCATTGCGTGCAATGCGTTCTGCTCTTGTTGGTGAGGTAGAGCCGATTCGCCGTCTCGGCATTGTCTTGAATGATGCAGCGTTGCGGCAAGAAGCATTTGCAATGGGTCTCACAAAGACAACCTCTGTCGTCTTGACTCCTGCACAAAAGATGATGGCTGCCTACTCGTCTATCATCAAGCAGGCCGGCATACAACAAGGAGACTTTGCAGACACGAGCGGGACGTTGTCGAATCAGCAAAGAATCGCAAGATCAAACGTGCAAAATCTTGCAGCAGAATTAGGTCAAAAACTTAAGCCAGCCTTCCTGGCTGCTGTTTCTGCATTCAACAGCGGATTCAACAGCATTAAAGCGCTTATTGAATTGATTTCGCAAAATATATTTGCGCCGTTTATTGATGGCATAGGCGCTTCTTTAGATTTGTCGGATTTATTTGCTGGATCATTGAGAATGATCGGAATTGCGATCACGATTGTTTCTGGTGGATTCCAAATGTTTTATGGAATTCTGCAGCTAGGTGCTGCAGTGTTTGAAGGTCTTCGTGAAGCTTCGCTTCTTGCTCTTGATTCAATCCGCGATTCCATTGCAGATGTAACATTTGTTTTTGGAGCATTTATCACCGGCCTCGAGCAAGGCGTTCGCAATGTTGCTTCTGTGTTGCTTGTTCCAATACAGACGCTGATGAAAGGTCTGGCAAGCGCCCTTGAATTTGTTGGGCAAGAAGGATTTGCTGACACGATCAGAAAAAGTGTTGAGCAGATGGAGACAATCGCTGATCGTAGTAGTGGTGTTGGCGAAAGAATCCAAAACCAACTTTCTGAACAAATTCGCGGTGGTCTGCTTGGTGACATGGCAGAAGAAGCCAGGGCAAACGCGCAAGCGTATGGCGAAGAAGCCGCAAGAAACATGCAGGTTGGCCTTGATAGCATTCTTGACCCAACGGCTGCATTTGATGCTGCCAAGATGAAGATTGACATGGAATCTGTCATCAACGATATCATCCCTGCAGTTGGTAACGCTGCTGCAAGTGGCGTTTCAGAAGTAGCTGCTGCCGCGCAGGCGGCAACAGCAAGCCTCAAGGCAATCAATGTCAACACGAGTGCAGGAGAGGAATTCAGAAATTCTATCCTTCGCGGTGCTGATCCACGACTTGCACAGAGCAGTGATCAAAAACTTGTGGACAATACTGAGCGTACAGCGGACGGCGTTGCCGACCTTCCTGGTGCCCTTGGGGATGTCCTTGCTGGACAGTTCGCAGCAGCAACAGTATCGGTGTAACAAATGGCATTTTATGACGTTGTGATACTGCGAGACGATGCCTTTGAGGAATCAAAAGGAGGCAACGATCGCGGCACATTCACAATCAAGAGAACTCTTCTTGCTAAGAGCAATACCCCAAACCCATCTTTTGTTGAGATCGGCAATAGTGTTGCTCTATGGCCGGGGCTTGGGAATGACTCCATAGATCAACTGAATGGTCTTCGCGACTTTGATGGCATTCTTGCGCGATGTTCAAATAGACGTTTTTCGTTTCTTGGTGGCACAGAAAACGCAATCAAGATAGAGCTTACATACGAAGGGCTTAGTTCGTATGTAAATGAGGATGGTGGCGGCAGCGAGCAACCAAATGAATTGCAAAGCGAGACTTGGAGGAGAATTAGTCTTAGCACATCGCAGATAAGCGTTCCTGCCACAGATGAAGAGGGCCGTCCGTTTTGCAATTCCGCAGGCGATCCTGTTGATGGTCTTGAGGAAGAGACAAGCCTTGCGACACTTCGTTATACAAACGAATTTAATCCAGACCCAGCATTGAGTAAGATTTGGGATTGGCTCAATACTTGCAATTCAGAGCCATACCTTGGTGCAGAGCCATATACGCTTCGCGTTACGGGGTTCTCTGCCGAGTTTGACGATGGCACGATGCTTTGGAAAACATCTCTTGAGTTGTCATACAATCCAAAGACATGGGCAATCAGCTATTACGATGCTGGGCTCAATGAAATCGTTTCAGATGGCGCAAGTCCTCCGACATACACCAGAAAGGTCATAAAAGACATATCTGGCAATCCTGTTACGCAGCCAGTGCCTCTTAATGGTCAAGGTGGGCAGGCACCGATTGAAGAGCCGGAGCCTGTCACGAGAGATGGTGAGCCTGACTTTGGACGATTTTTCATTATGTCTGATGCTGCAAAACTAACTGCAAGACCGTATCCAGAAAAAGATTTCAATCAGATGCTTCAAGACTTGAGGATGTATTGATATGGCGAACGAAATACGCCTTTCCTGTGCGATGTCGCTGCAGAACGGCAATCTTTCCGAAAGCTTTTCTAGCAGTGGCAGATACGATCAGTCATCGGCAGTCAGTGCTGGTGGTGTTGTTAAGGTTGGCACAAGCGTTGAAACGATCTCGCTAGGAGATGTCCAGACCGCTGGCTTCGCGGCATTTCGCAGCTTATCGACCGCAACTGCTGGCACGGCATATGTTGCAATTGGCTCTTACGATGGCACGAATCTGCATGCGTTTGCTCAACTGCAGAGGAATGATATTTCTGGCCCAGTCAGGATTGCGCCAGGAATCACGATTGGTGCCGTTGCATACACAGCTACTGGATACACAAGTGACATTGGCGTGCAGTACTTGATCCTTGGCGAGTAGAAATGCCTGTCTACGGATTTGATGAAGAAAGCGCGAAAAGGATAGGCCAGACCGTGCGTCTGGTTGAGGGTGGTCGCGTAATTGACAGGAAATCTGCTGGTCAGAAGCAGCATGCCGCTTCTGGTGGTGTGCGATGCATGCTTGGCACGATTTCGACTGCTGCATGGTCTAAGACAACTTCAGCTACAGTCACGGTTTTTTCTGGCGAGCCAGGATCGGAATCAAGTGCCGAGACAGTTTCTGCGCACAACTACTTCGCAGATATCTCAACAAGTGCAAATACCGCTCGGTGGGTTGCACTAAGCAACAACGGCTATGGGTGGATGCTGATTGCAGCGGAGTGTGAATGACATTTCTACCATGCAAACCATGCTGCAAATGCCCTCTTGGCTCTTGCACAGTTCAAGTCAACTTCTTTGATGAGAACAGTTGTGAAGACGATGCGTTCGATTTCTATTTAGAGAATCCGACAACTGGAGTTCAAAGGTTCATACAGAATGTCGATCTAAAGTCTTCTCCTGCAGGTGAATGCGGCGACCCGTCGGCAACATACGCAAACATCTCCATCAATCTCACTATCACAGAGACTGATTTCGACGGGAATTGCGAAGTCTATTTTGTTCTTGAAAAGACTGCGAGCAATTGCTGCAGCACATACACACGGTTTCGCATCATCAGGCCAGATAGCTCGATCTTGCTTGGGACATACTTTGGCCCTGCAGGATTGAAGGTCAAATACACATGGGCCGATCTTTGCGAGCCTGGGCCACCTCCACCTCCACCAAGATCGTGTTGCAAGCTTGAGGTCAAGTGCGACGATGCAGACGGCAATCCTGCAACCGTTGGATCGTGTACAGCACTTGAGCCTGAGTGCTGCGCTGACTCTGGATACACTCAACAGGAGTGCGGTGTAGACCCGATTCCAGGCGTCACGCTTTGTGCGTCCAGCGGTTACGAAACGCGAGATGCTGCCCCGTATGACTGCATTGTCGGAGATGATTTTAGTTCGTTGAAGATCACATTCTACGGTCTTGAACTGACTGAAATCACAGACGAAGGAGAGGATTACGAAACACTTCGCTCTGCTGTCGAGGGCTATATCAACGGCGTGGCATGGGTCTTCTCTAGCGTCTGCCTTTCAACTGTGAAAGAGGCATTCCCAGTAATAGAGTTTGAATGGACTGATCCGTACGGCTCCGACAACACTGTCTACCTCAACGTCGAAGCCGAAACGAGTATTTGCAACAGATACGCGATTCTTAGCGTGTCTGTGAGTGGGCCGATCAATGTTTCGGCAGTCAGGGAAAAGAACGCAATCACTCCGACGAAGTACGCATCGCGATGCCCAATTAATGGTGTCTATGAACTTTGCCAGTGCAGCAACTTCTCTGGATCGTGGGACTTGCCGTCCGGTGCAGCCGGTACGCTCGATGTAAGGAAGGCTTGATGGCTTATTGCACGTTCATACTGAACAACGGAAAGCAGACTTGTTCTGTATGCGGTGCATCGTTCGTAACTGATCAAAGGGTGATGGCTGTTTGCGGCGTCGATAGGCCAAAGGGACCGCCGCCCCCTGGTGCTGGAACGCAACTCAAGAAACTTCTTGCTCGTCTTGGAATCAAGCCATCACCTACATGCAGGTGCGCCAGTAAAGCACAGATGATGGACTACAAAGGCGTTGATTGGTGCGAAGAGAACATCGATACGATCACAGAGTGGCTCAGAGAAGAGGCTACGAAGCGTGGCCTGCCATTCGTGAACACAGCAGGACGCATGCTCGTGCGGAGGGCTATAAGCAACGCTCGCAAGGAGGCAGGGCGTGCCAAAAACACAACCTAGCCACAGATTCACAATCTCTGGCGATAAGTGGGATTGGGTCTACCGCTCGATGAAGCGGGCGAAGCTGTGTGGTCTTTGCGACTATGACACGCACACGGTCAGCATCTGCAACAGCCTAAAAGGCATCGACAGGCTTGATACCGAATGCCACGAAGCAATCCATGCTCTGCAGGCATATGCCAGTGAGGAGCATGTAGCCGAAGTAGCGACCACGTTGGCTCGCATTCTCTGGGAAATCGGCTATCGCCTGCCAGGAGAGCATGATGGCTAGTGTCGACAAATCGTCGCCATGGACTACCGAGTCTATTGGCAATGCCGTGACGCGAATTGATTTCAGCAATAGGCTTTGGGTTCTCGTCACAAGCGATTGGCATTGGGATTCGATCCATTGCAATCGCGATGCTCTCGAAAGCGATCTCAAACTTGCAGTGAAGCTCAATGCTGCAGTGCTGTCGATTGGTGATCACTTTGATGTGATGGGCGGCAAATATGATCCAAGATCGAATGGCAAATACGATCTGCGACCAGAACTCCAGACCGGCGATTACTTTGATGCTGTCGTGCGGCAGGGGGCCGATTGGCTTGAGCCGTACCGCAACCAAATGGCATTGATCACTCCAGGGAATCACGAGACTGCCATCCGCAAACGGCAGGAAACGTGCCTGACCACTCGACTGGTCGAGAGGCTGCGATTGAAGGGTTCTCGCGTTCGCCAGGGTGGGTACGCTGGATGGCTTCTGTTCAGAGGCAGGAAAGGCGAGAAATGCAGTTCTGTTTGGAAGTTGTGGTATCACCACGGGTATGGTGGTGGTGGCCCAGTGACCCGTGGCGTGATCGATTTTTCCAGATACCTTGTTGACGTTGATGCCGATGCAGTGGTATCTGGTCATATCCACCAGAGGACATTGATCGAGGCGAAGCGGCAGCGATTGACGAGCAGCGGCATACCGGAGGTTTCCCCGATCTATCTCGTCAGGAGTTCGACCTACAAAGATGAGTCGCTGACAGACGGTTGGGCAGTTGAGAAGGGGATGGCTGCGAGGCCGATGGGTGGTTGGTGGCTTCGATTGAAGTTTGGCGGCAAGGATCACAACAAGTTGATTGGCACGTTTCACGATAGACCATATGAGGTTGCAGGATGAGCATCGGAGTCGAGTGGGAAGCGGCAGACATGACCCTTGAGGAGAAGAATGCAATGCTCAGGAAGGCTGTTCTTGAGCGATTGAGCGGCAGTTGCTGCGAAGGGGCACGACAATGCTGCGGAGACGACGATCACCCCGTAATGGCCGATCCTGACGACGAGAGCGAGGATACGGCTGATCCGATCCATGAGTTTCGCGGTGGCTGGACTCCAGATACAGAACTGGATGCAGCGCTCAAGCGACTTGTGCCGCACGAGACGACGAGCAGATTCATGGGGTTGCTCGAAGAGATGGCCGATCTGCACAACTCCAAATCCGCTGATTACGGCAGCGAAGAAGACCCGCTGGCGAATATCCGGCAAGGTGCTGAGTTTGTCGGCATCGAGCCGTGGCGTGGCTGCATGGTTCGCATTGCCGACAAGGTGCAGCGACTTCGCACCTACTGCAAGACCGGCAGGCTCGTGCATGAGGGTGTCAGAGACACGCTGCTCGACCTCGCGGCATATAGCCTGCTGGCAATAATCCTGCATGAGGAGACATGCGATGCATGACCCTGACGCCCTCCATTGGCTCACAGAGGACGATATCGCCAGGATGACTCACAGAGCGTCCAACGGCAAAGGGCCGATTGTAGACGATGTCAGGCGGCTTCTCGATGAAAGATCGCGGCTACTGGTCAGGATCGCACGCCTGGAGGAGCAGCGCGACCACTGGAGAATCCGAGGGGATTGATCTGGGCGACCGGCTCAGAGCGAGGCGTTTCCCCTCCGCTGACGCTCGCCGGTCTGCCTGGATTCTCAGAGTATCACTTCGTCAAGCGGTGATCTGCTGTAGATTTGCCACCATTGGTCAGCGTTCCCTTTCTGCCGCTGACGCTCGCTATCTGCCGCAATTCGCTGCTCGCAGACATTTGCTGCAGTCTCGATGACTACAGTATTCGCCTTCAATTTGTCCCTCCACCATCCGCGATTTGCTGCTGATGGCTCGCAGACGATGAACCAAGCCTTTGCATTTGATGCATCAGCAAGTCCATCAAGCATTTTGTTGCGCTGCTTGATCGCTTTGTCGAGAACGTCGAAAGACCACGAATGCTCGGTGCTTCCGGCAAGTTTTGATGCAATTGCGTCAAGGTCAATTACATAATCGCCGTTCTTCTTGTGCTGTCTAACGTATGTTGATTTTCCTCCTGCTGGAGGACCGCAGACAATCGTCACTGGAATGTTTGGCGTTCTTATCCATGTAGGGCGAAGAGAGCAGTGATCATTGCCTACAGATTCTTTATTGGTCTTGATCTGATGACATGACGCGCAGAGCGTCTGCACATTCGAGAGAAGATCAGAGCCGCCTTGAGATTTCGGAACCTTATGATCGCAGTGGGCAGATCGTCCGAAGACGACCTGCCCACATTGCTGACACTGGTAATTATCTCTGAGAAAACATTGCCTGCGAGTCAGCATCCACCCGCGACCACCGTACCCTCTTGCGTGAGAGCTTGGGCGTTCGTCTTTTCTGGGTGGCTTTGATCTCTTATTCAGCCAAGGTGGCTTGAATACAGGAATGCGATCTGGCATCAGCCCTTCATCGTGACAGTTGCCACAACGCCGGTGCTGTTGGTTGTGCTGCTGACGATCTTGATCCACTGAGCAGCAAACGCTGCATCTGGCAGAGCGTATGCCTTGCCAACTGCGGTGCTTGGTTGCAGCGTGATGTTTGCAGGCGATCCTACGTTGTCGTGTAGTTGAACGTAGGTGCCGCTTTCCTCGTCGCTGACATAGACATTCAAAGCAACGGCATTGCTGTTCATCGTCCCTACGCTGACGACGCCTCCAGCCATGTCTACCATCGGCACGGCTGCACACGATGCGACTGCGGTGTAGAGCGTCACATCGTAAGCCTTGGCTTTCCTGCGAATCTTTGAATCACTCATTGTTCTCTCCTGGCACGGGTATGGCCCGCTTCGTGGCCTATAGATACAGCATACTGATCATCGATCAGCAATTGTGAAATCGCGTGAAAGCCAAGCTGTTACAAAACCTATGCCGCTTCTTTTTATGTCAGAGGTTTTGTAACTGCGACATGTCGCAAATTGGTTGTTTAGGGACATGTCCCCAGCCGGTCAACTTACGGCTGTTCCTTAAGAAATAAACGCCACGTTTTCTTAAGGCTCCACAGGGTCTGGCTGTGGCAGCAAGGCCACTGCTTCGGCCCACGGGACCAGTGCAATCTCGTCAAAGCGAGACGCATCCAGCCTCTGGAAGTTATGCCCATAGAGACCGTTCGGCACTTCTGAGAGCAATGCTCCTCTAATCAGAAAGCGTCCATCAGTCATCGCCAACGGCGTCACTCGGAACTGCTGCGGCTGCTCCTCTTGGATGGCAATGAGCCGATCAGCCAACTCAGCAG